AAGGCCCCCGGCAACAAGCCGACCGGGGCGCAACAGCGCGATCATGAGCGCCGTCGCGCGTTGGGCTGCGAGGTGCGCGTGATCGACAACATGGGTGACGTCGATGCTTTCCCGTACTGATCTGCACGACTACCAGCGTCAAACCGTTGATCTGATTATTAAGAAGCAAAGGCTTGGATGCTTTCTGGATCTAGGGCTTGGAAAAACCGTCTCTACCCTTACAGCAATCCTAGACCTCACAAACTCATGCGTCGTTAACAAGGTGCTGGTCATTGCGCCCCTGCGCGTCGCCAACAGCGTGTGGGCACAAGAGACGAAGAAGTGGCGGCACCTGAGCCACCTGCGCGTCAGCGTCTGCACCGGCAGTAGCAAACAGCGCCTTACGGCGCTACAGACCGAAGCCGACGTCTACGTCATTAACCGCGAGAACGTGGACTGGCTGGTTGATTTTTATAAGACCAAGTGGCCCTTCGACATGGTTGTCGTGGACGAAAGCTCGTCCTTCAAAAACCCCTCTTCGAAACGATTTCGCGCAATGCGCAAGATCCTCCCCTACACGCATTTCATGGTGCTCCTGACCGGCACACCATCACCAAACGGCCTTCTTGACGTCTGGGCGCAGATGTACATGGTTGACTTCGGGCAGGCTCTGGGGCGCACGATGACTGCCTATAAGCAGCGGTTTTTCGAGGCTGACTATATGGGCTACAAGTTCACGCCGCGCGAGGGTTCCGCGCAGAAGATCCACGACCTGATGATCCCGCATGTGATTCACATGAGCGCGGAGGACTATCTGGAGCTGCCCGCACGCATCAACCTGATCGAGCGCGTGGAGATGGAGCCGGAGGCGCTTCGCAAGTACAAGGACTTTGAGAAGAGCCTCTTGGCCGAGTTGCCGAGCGGGGATGTTGTCGAGGCGGCCACGGCGGCGGTGCTCGCCAACAAGCTCCTGCAGTACGCCAATGGCTGCATGTACACCGACGAGCACGGCAACTGGGGCGAGATCCACGCGGAGAAGCTCGATCGCCTTGCTGAGATCATCGAGGACAATCCAAACGAGAACCTGCTTGTCGCCTACAATTACAAATTTGATCTGGAGCGCCTGAAGGCACGTTTTCCACAGGCGCGCGTGCTCGACAAGGAACAACAGACGATCGATGACTGGAACGCCGGGAGAATCAAGCTGCTCTTCGCTCATCCCGCCAGTGCCGGCCACGGCCTAAACCTGCAATCAGGCGGCAACGTCGTTGTCTGGTTTGGTCTGACGTGGTCTCTGGAGCTGTACCAACAATTTAACGCGCGCCTGCATAGGCAGGGGCAATTCAACACCGTGCGCGTCCTCCACGTCGTCTGTAAAGGCACGATTGACGAGCGCGTTCTGAGCGTCCTGAGCACGAAAGACATCACTCAGAGAGCACTGCTTTCCGCACTCAAACCATGATCTGTTAAGGCGCTTGACAGGCCCAAGTTATTCTGTATACATTCGATGCGTAAACGAAGATTAAACGGAGAATTAAAATGAACCATCGTGAAGTGTTAAAAGAAGCAGCCTCCCTGCTGGGCGAGCGCGGCAGGGAATACGGGCCCGAGGATGCGTGCTTCCAGCGCAGTGCCGATCTGGCCACCATCATACTCAACAAGTCGATCAGCAAGTACGACGTCGCCATGATCCTGCATGCCAACAAGCTGGCGCGCATGCAAGAGAGCCGCACGAAGAGCGACCACTACGTTGACGGCATAAACTATCTTGCGTTTGGCGCTCAATTTGCTGGAGACAGCAGCTCAATCACAGTGGCCATTGAGGATGATATCAAGGTCATGGCGACGCGCCTTGCTCCCGACTATCATGCGCGCAATCAAGAAACCGCTGGCGAGTAACGACCACAGCCACGGCAAACCACTGCCGTGGCCAATTTGCTCGCGCCAACAGACATCAGGAGAGAATAAAAATGAGCAAGATAACAAGAACAAAAACAAGTGCAAAAGGCGGTATAACAAAAGCCGAAAAAGAAAAGATGGAGGAACACGCGCGTTTATGGATAGCAAGAGCAATGCGAACGTCTCCGATTGAGCCGGAAAAGATTATCCCGGCGATTGAAGAGATATATCGCGCCGCTCGCTTGAAGGTGCCTCGGATTGTGATTGTGCCTTCACCGCTCGTCATGGCTTTCGCTTATGGCGCGTCGGCGGCGATATTGTACGAAAGGGAAATTATTGCTGCCACAGACACTGCCACAGACACTGCCACAGTCGCTGCCACAGACACTGCCACAGACACTGCCACACGCAATGCCACACGCAATGCCACACGCAATGCCACTGCCACTGCCACAGACACTGCCACATACTCTGCCACACTCGCTGCCACAGACACTGCCACAGACACTGCCACACTCGCTGCCACACTCGCTGCCACACGCAATGCCACAGACACAGACACAGACACTGCCACTGCCACAGACACTGCCACATACTCTGCCACACTCGCTGCCACACTCGATGCCACAGACACTGCCACAGTCGCTGCCACAGACACTGCCACACGCAATGCCACAGACACTGCCACAGACACTGCCACACACAATGCCACTGCCACTGCCACACGCAATGCCACACGCAATGCCACACGCAATGCCACTGCCACTGCCACAGTCGCTGCCACACTCGCTGCCACACTCGCTGCCACACGCAATGCCACAGACACTGCCACAGACGCTGCCACATACTCTGCCACACTCAATGCCACATACTCTGCCACACTCGCTGCCACACTCGCTGCCACACGCGATGCCACAGACGACGCCACATACTCTGCCACACTCGCTGCCACACTCGCTGCCACACGCAATGCCACAGTCGCTGCCACACGCAATGCCACACTCGCTGCCACACGCAATGCCACACTCGCTGCCACACAGGGTGCCCAAGCATGTAAAGACTTAGCGGGTGTGTTTGGGTTGGAGTGTGCGAAGGCATGGGCCGCTTGTTATCAGGGGGGTAATATGTGGGCGTCATATGAAGCGTACATCACTGCAACCAGAGACATCCTGCGCCTTGAACTACCTAGCCACAAGAAGTATGAGTGTTGGGAAAGTGCGGCCATCAATGGTGGGTTCCGTGTAATGCACAAAGAATTTTGTATTGTTTCAGACTTCCCTGAAATCCTGAAAATAGACAATGAGAACAGGCCGCATTGTGAGAACGGCCCTTCCCACAGGTGGCGTGACGGGTGGTCTTTGTATCATTGGCATGGGCAAGAAATCCCATCCGAGTGGATAGAAAACAAAGAATCACTCACCGCCAAGATAGCCCTGACATGGAAAAACATAGAACAGCGGCGTGCCGCGTGTGAAATATTGGGATGGTCAAATATATTGACTGAATTGGATGCAAAAATTATCAATACCGACAAAGACCCCGAAATCGGAGAACTTGTCGAAGTGATAATACCAGAGATCGGACGTGAAAGGTTTTTGCGCGTCAGATGTGGAACAGGGCGAGAGTTCGCAATACCTGTCCCACCAAAAATGAAAACCGCCTTAGAGGCTCAGGCGTGGACATGGGGCCTAGATAAAAAAGACTTCACAAAACCGGAGATACGGACATGAGAACATTCAACATAGTGTGCGCACAAGGCGACATCTACATTCGCAAGATTGATAAACTACCGTCAGGAACTGAAGTTGTTGTGCCTGAAAAGGGAAAGTGCATTGTTACTCATTCTGAGACGGGGCACCACCACGTCATGGATGCCGACGCTGTGACGATGTATAAACTTCCAAACAGTATCATGGATTGTCTTCTTGTCGTCGATAAGCCAACGGCTCTCGAACATCTTCGCGGGCACGACACACACGAGCCAATCATGTTCGAGCCGGGAATTTATCACGTCCGTCGTCAACGTGAATATACCGCAGAAGGATTCAGGAGGGTGGAGGATTGATCCTCCACTATCCAAAACGATTAGTCCAAACGCGCACATGATTGCGCTTGCATTCGGAGATAAAGAACAATGAAACGCATCACACTAGCACTTGCGGGGATGCTTGCCGCGTCACCCGCCGCAGCGGAGATGTCTGCGGCGGAATACTTCGCGCGCGACGAAGCCCGCAATTGGACGGGGGCGCTGGTCAACGATGTCCGCACGCCTTTTGGCGCGTTGCGGGGTACTGCTGTCCCCAGAGACCGCGAATACGTTGCGCGCATTGTAGTGCGCGAAACCCGCTTGCGGCTGGGCTCGCAGTGGACGTCGACGGCGCTCAAGCTGACGAAACTGGAGAGTAGCTTTCGTTGTAACGCGCAGGGGCCGCGTGTGCGCTCGCACGGGGGCGACAGGGCGCAGGGCGCACTGCAGGTCATGCCGCGCACGGCTCGCGCGATGGGGCTTGACCCGCGCAGGCTGACAGAATGCGAGTATGGAATTGCCGCCGGTATCATGCACATGCAGCGGTGCGTTGCCGCCGGGGTCCGTACA